CAATTTCCTTCCAGATGGGGAGAACCAGAACTCGGTTCTTAACATCGAAGCTGGGGCCTCGAACCTGCCGATGCTCGATGCGAATATTTTCTGCCGCTAGGAGCTTGCCTAGGGTTGACTTTGTGTTGTCTAGGACGTTCGACATAGTATACCTCTTTGAAGGTCACGAAGGCTTATCGGATACTAGTAATCTAGCACCCGATAAGCCGTTTGTCAAGCCCTGACGTAAGTTATTGAAAAATAAGCACTTACGAGACTTATTTCTTCTTGGTTTTTACTGTTTTCGTGACTTTTTTAGGGGTTTTCTTAGGCGTTCTCAGAGATTTCGGTGCAAATTTTTCTTGTAACCGCTTCGAAACCTCTTCACCTGACATCCAAATATCTTTGCTATCAAGAATTGATTTAATTTCATTTGCTGTTAAAAACCCACTGTAGATATCCTGCCAAAGTTTTTCACTCCACTTGCGTTCATGAATTATGTTGTCATACATTTCGCCGCCCTTGCCAATGGTTGCGCTGGTATAGTTATGAAACATGAACATGGAATGATTACTAATCTCCCAATGCTTGGCAGAAAGGAAAATGATTGTAGCAGCACTCATACATGCACCTTCAACTGATGCCACAACATTTGCCTTTGATTCAGCAAATACACGCATAAATTGAATTGCCGTAAATAAGTCGCCACCATAACTATTAATGTGAACTACAATCACATCGTTCTCACTTGAATTTCTAATGGTTTCAAACCATTGTACATATTCAGCGGGTGATTTAATATCTCCCGACAAATAGAATTTGTGCACCTTTGAGATAGGGCGGTCGGTAAAAGCGGTAATGTTATTACCTGCCATAATTTCAGTCTTGTCCATAATGTCTCGTCACCTGTTGAATACGTTCAATTTGTTTTTGAATAATGTCTTTACGATTCGGCCAATGAATATATTCCTTGTCAGGATTCTTTTGCAGATTGTAAAGAAGCGGGAGGATCAATTGTTCAACTTCTTGTAACTTGCCACGTATTTCTTTTGTTAGTAATTGTTTATGCTGTTCAATCAAATCATTTGTATCACCTTCAGTTAGAGCTTCAATTTGTTGCTCTAATTTTTGAATCTTTAGAAAAAGTTCATCTTTAAATTCTGGGTCAACAATGGCAGGTTGAGGTGTGCCTGACGATGTGGAGGATGAAGAAAATTCATCGTCTGTGAATGTAAAGCCAAAATCAAAATCATTACTTGCCATGTTTCATCCTGCGTTGAAGTTTCTTGTTCTTTTTCTTTAATTTATTTAGTTCCCAACGCAACTTAAAGTTTGATGCATGATGTGTGAAGTTTAATCCTTCCATGTGGTCATATTCATGTAACACCACACGGGCAGCAATATTCTTAAATGACATGCGTTGAGTTGTACCAGACACATCTTGATATTCCACGGTAACTTCAGATGGGCGCTGTAATGTCAGCATGAATCCTGGGAATGACAGACATCCTTCTTCCATTGTGGTCTGTTCTCTACTTACACCAATCACAATGGGATTGAATAAGGCATATCGCTGTTCGGCATTACCAAAAACAAACACACGATAAGGTAAGCCCACTTGATTGGCTGATAATCCTAATCCTCCCAACTGTAACATTCGCTTATGGAGTATCGTTGCCAACTCCTCTGCAATATCGCCATCCTTCTGGAAATCAAACTCAGGGGGCTTTGTGGTCATACGTGGGTCAGCAAAATGAATTAATTGCAAATCTTCAAGTTTCAAAGTCATAGGTCCTCGTTATACAATAACAGAAAAGTTTTGTTTCTTTGTAAATTTCACGACATGCGTGAACTTATCAAACAATTGGTCGCCTTTATGAGAGATGACCCATACATTTGTCCCATCACCCAACGTGTTTAATAGTTGCATGACATATTCGGTTGCAGTTGTATCTAAACTGCTATCAAATACTTCATCAAGAATAAGGAGATTAGTACTAGCAGAATTCTTGAGCTTGGCGATTGTACGCCACGTAAAAAGAAGCGCCAAGTCAATTCTTTGTTTCTCGCCTTCACTAAAGCTTTCATAACTAAAATCATCCCGATAGCGCGATTTAATAACTTCATCAAATTTCTCATCTAAAGTAAACTGTACGAAGAAGTCCATAGACGTTAAGAACTTATTCACAAGTTTATTTATCGCAGGTAAATATTGACGAATAATTTTTGTTTTAATACCTGAGTCTTTCAATAAGACTGAGGCGATGTCATAATAATCAGATTGTTCATTGAGTTCTAATCGGTCTTTGACAATCGCCATGGTGTCTTTTGCCAAATCTTTCAACTTCATTTTTTCTACTTCAATGTTTCCAACTTTCTGTGAGACATCCGCCTTTTCCAACTCTAGACGTTGAATGAATCGTTCACTTGAATTAATTTCATTCTTAATGGTGTTCACTTCATCAGTGAGCTTTGAAATTTCTTTATTGACGTTACCAATTTCTTTTAAGCGAACTTCCAACTCCTTCTTAGTGTTCTCAATGGCATTGATGTGTGCATGAATCTGTGAGAGTTCGCCTTGATGTTCTTGAATTACTTCATTCTTGAAATCATGTCCGATACCCTGCTTACACTTGGGGCATGTATCATTGTTATGATAGAATGAAATTTCTTTTTCCAGTTTTGTTGAACCTACTTCATATTCATTGATTTGTTGAACAGCTTCTCGGAGATTTTCTGTGATACTAGATAGGTCCCCAATGCTATTAAGATAATCATTTCTTCGAGCATCAATACCATCGCATAAAATACGTTTTTCAGAAATTTCATGTAGTGCCTCCTGAATCTTAGCGTTCAATTCTTCTATTCGTGCATCACGGTCTTGTTCCAACGTTTTGATATACTCTTGTTGAATTTCAGCCTTTGACTTCGCCACAGAAATTTTTCCTTCGACATCATGTAATTTATTCTTCAACTCTGTGATTTTATCCTTCAACACAATATTCATGGATGTGAATATCTTGATATCCAAAATATCTTCAATCACCTCACGCCGAGATGCCGCGGGCAATTGCATGAAGGGAGTAAATGATGCTGAACCCAGAATAACAATTTGTGTGAATGATTTAAAATTCAATTTCAAAATGTTATCTTCAAGATATTTCTGATAGTCCCGTGATGCAGCATCTTGATTGAGAAGTGTACCATTCACCCAGATTTCAAAAATACCAGGCTTGATACCTCGATTGATTTTATAGTTTTTCCCGCCAATAGAAAATTCAATCTCAACCAAACAATGCTTGCCATTAATGGTGTTGACAAGTTGTGGCTTATTAATGTTACGATAAGGTTTACCAAACAAAGCAAAACAAATGGCATCAAGCATCGTACTTTTGCCACTACCATTCTCACCCACAACAAGAGTTGTGGGGCGTCTATTAAGTTCTATTTCAGTAAATGCATTCCCTGTTGAGAGAAAGTTTTTCCATCGAACGGTTTTAAAATGTATCATAGTTCAAGATTCTGTGCCTCAACGTATAAGGTTTTCAGCAACGTTTTCAATTTATTCTTGTCTTTGGCTGATTCAACGGAATCAACATATTCAGAAAGAAGTGTCATTGTATCTTCAATATTCACCGTCTCACTATCCAATGCCTCAGACTCAAATTCTGAAAAATCTTCGTGGATAGTTAATTCAATCACTTCATTAATATACAACGCATCAAGCAGTTTGTCAAATTTTTGATAATCATTTTTATGGACAACAATCAATTTCACACATGCCTTTGCATACTTGGATGCATCAATGGTTTTCTCGCGGTCATCATAATAAATCTTATGAAAAATTTCAAATGGATTTTCTATTAATTGTAGGTCCAATGTATCTAAATCCAATACATGGAATCCTCGTTTATCATCATAGTCACTCCATGTGAACCCATAGGGACTTCCTAAGTAATATACATTGTCATCAGTGCTACGATGATGGAAATGTCCTGTGAGTACCATTGAATAGTTTTTCAGAACCTGTCTATCCATACCTCCATCATTCTTTGCCCCACGAAACATATCAAATCCGGCAATTTCAAAATGCCCAAAACATAACTCAGCAGGTTGTTGAATGACTTTCATACAGGCATCATAGTTCTCTGCACACATCCAAGGAATAAAAGATACTGTGCGACCATCTAATTGTGTGATGGTTGGGTCTTCAATGATTTCAATGTTATGATATTCCCGTAACAATAAATCTAAACTATTCACTTCATTTGTATTCTTATAATATGTATCATGATTGCCAGGAATCACCTTCATGTCAATACCACGTATCTTTAGTTGCTCGAAAAAATATTCCTTACATGAACGTAGTGTATTGAAGTTGATGTACTTTCTTCTATCGAATACATCCCCTAAATGCAAAAGAGTTTTGATTCCCGTTTCATCTAGATATGGGAAAAATACTTCATCATAAAATTTTCGGAAATAGGCGTCGAAATGCTGTGAATCATTTCGCGCACCAAAATGTGTATCTGTGATTATGGCAACTTTCATTTATCCCTCGTACAGGGCAGAGTTGCTCCCATGTTCAAATACTTCCACACTCTTAAGGCGAACTCGCCCGTTCGTCTTGTGTACAACACCGGGGGCAATGTCAACATATACCATATGAGCAAATGCTTCACATCCAACACTATCAAAAATACGCAATGTGCATCCGCCTTCCTTATCCATTTGTTTGAACAAGGGAAGCAAAGGATCATCCTTGGCAACTGCCGTTGTGTGGTCAAAGGCAACATCTAAGTATTCCTTAATCCACTTGGTATCACCAAAGTCATATACCCAGTTTCTTTCATCTAGGACATCTGCCTCAAAGATGAAACGAAATCCTAAACTATAACCATGAATTTGATTGCAATGTGATTTTGCTCGCCATTGACGAAATGCACAGCTCAAACCACGCTCATTACCAAATGTTTTCGTTGAATAGAATTTCATTGTCATCTCCTCAGTATTTGTTTGTAGAAGTGTAGTCACGATAACGATTATCATCCCGGCGCCATGCTTCACCTTGACCCAACATCACATCTAGAATTCTATCCATTGTCTGTGATGTCCAAGCTGAAATCTTTCCCATGTTTCTATGAGGTTCATTCAAGTGCCTGAACAACTTGTTAATGGCATCTTGTTGTGACCAAGGTACATATAAACGTTCAGCATCATTGGCAAACGTTTCTGGGAATGACCGATAGGCAGGATACAACACATTACATTCAAGTGCATCTGCCTCAGACACCGTGTTACTTACCCAATCTTGTAATGCACAATTAAACAATACACGACTATTGGCAACAATCTCATAATACTCATTCTTAGAAAGATTATCATAAATCTTTAAAAGACCACTCTTTTCTAATTTACGAGCACGTTCCAAATATACCGGATTGTTACTCCGTAATGGACCGCCCGATACTATGGCAAATTCAATGTTATATGTTTCTGCAACTTGTTCAGCAATATCCATGAAGAAGTTGGGTTGCTTTTCTTGGTCAAACCGAGCAGCAAATACAACACGCATCTTTCTAGATGAGAATTCTGGAATATGCGATACTCGACTTCTCACCTCATCACGGTCAAACGTCAAGCCTGAAATGTTGTAGAGAGGTGCTGTCCAACCTGCAATCTTCATATGTGCCACCATTTCTTCATTTGACGCAAGAACACCCGTAACAAAATCATTCACCATGTGTTCATACTTACTCATCCAAGGTGCCATACCCCACACATGAACAAAGTCATCAGGATCAATGCTTTGTGCAAGACAACGTACCCACACCTTCGGTCGATCCTTTTCAGGGATTTGATTCATGATGTAAGGAAGCGATTCAATGCCGGGTTGAAACATATCTTCAAAAAAGATGGCATCTTCACCGGTGACTGTCCCATCTTTCATCATCTGCACAAGATTCATCATTTGTGACATAGCGAAATAACTTCTTCCATGTGCATCAAGAACCTGTCCCACAGAAATTGCCTGACTGTTATCAATGGTCTTGCCGGGAACAATCACATATTCAACACCACGACGATCCATAGTGGTAGTTGCCCACTTAGTTAGTTGCAATGTATATCGTGATTCATATGATTCCAATCCCATATAGAAAATCTTCATGTCAAACTCCCCATTGGTTGATATTGAATGATTGCACCGTTCTCACCATCTTCACTCACACCTACTTCAACTTCTCTGCCCGGATAAACATTAGTAATGTACTCTATTAAATCTTCTGCCAACATTTCACAGCTCTTATAATCAACATGCAACGTGCCTTGATATAGATGTTCAAGTTCACGCTTGAATAAGATGAATTCAATGTCTCGGTCATTATGTGTCACCGATACACGAACACGGAAATGAAACATGTGTCTATGAGGATATCCTAAAAATTCTACATCTTTCAATTTCGGGTCAGTCAATGCTGCGGGATATTTGTGAATACCTTCTTTCTGAAATGTCACTTCAATGTAACGCTTTATCATGATTAAAAGTCCTCAGGTAATGTTGCAGGTATGCCATCACGAACAGCTTGACTTGGGAGATATCGTCCCATTTCATTTTCCCACTTTTCAAAATCCACTCTGTTTTTAACTCGACTAAACGCCATCATGGCATTGTATTCATCGTCACTCATCAATGTATGAATCTGTGAAAAATCCTTTCTCATGGTATCTAAGTGACGTAGAAAGTTAATGACTGATGAAGTGAAGTATGCGTTAAATGCAAGAATGGGCGGATTAGGATCATTTGTTTTTGCCTGATACTTTCGAACACTGATGTTCATGACCTCATGGAATACTTCATCTGTTACATCATAGAACGGAACATTTTTCTTGATGTCGGCATTGATAATGGAATACTGAGGACCATTTTCATTGATGAAGTGTTTGCCGGGAGTAATCCAAGAGAAATCAGGACCATAGTATCTTCCCATTTGTACACCCGATGTATGGGTCGTACTATCATAACTAATATGTTTGTTTGTGTATAAGCCACTTTCAATCATTGCCAATGTAGGTACCATACGTGATACTGCACCAATACCTAACAAATGGAGATGATTGTTCATTTCAAACAAGGGTGTTTGTGTGTAATAAAATGCTCGCTTACAATCTTCAAACATCCCGTTACCGATACCACCTGAACCCATGGCGACACCGCCAATGCGTTCATGATATTCCTTAGGAATTTCTTCCAGTGCCAACTCACACCATTTGATGTATGTGTCAAGGTCACCGCCTTGTACAATGAACATGGGCTTGGCATCAGATTTCATGGCGATGAATGTGTCAATTTGGTTCTTCACATTTCTGCCTGATTCACGCGCACACCATTCAAATTTATTTCTATCAAAATATTTACTGTTAATATCTGAACGTACCGCCTTTGTGCCAATAATGCTCACAGGAATTTCATCAAAACTCATGGCGCAATCAGAGTACATGGCTTGACTCTCGTACACCTTCTGTTTTAATGCCGGCGTGATGGTCAATCCTTGTGTGACAATTTGTAGACCGCCCGAGTCGGCATACACCTGATTAATACCTTTACCACGATAGGCACCATAAAACACCTCACCGAAATGCTTTTCAATATAGGCGTTATACAGGAATGAAAATTCGTGGTCATATTTACCACGAATATGTCCCCACATTTTATTCAATTCACCCAATAGATATCCTGTATGTGTATCCTTAAAGTTGCAACGCAGAAAGGATAACCCAGAAGCAACATATTCAAACATTATTAGCTCCCAAAGATTTTAAGTAGATGATGTGTCTGATGTAACGCATCATCAAGTGCATTGTGATATGTGCCTGTTCGTTCAGCTTCTGGTAATTTAATTACTTCGCGTATTGTGCGATAGCACCTGTTTCTCCAGGCGTTCCAAGGACGTACCATACTTACTGCCTTATAGGCATTTTCCATAATGACATTATCAAAATCAGAACCACAACCCCATGTAGGATATTGTACTGTTCCATACCATTGAGAAAACTTTGTAAGAGCTTCGCGCAGAGATACATTATTTTCACGAAGCATTTCTAATACTTCCTTGGGTTGCTTACTCCACCATTTCACAGTATCAGCAGAAATGTGTAATCCCTGTAATTTACAGTCAGCCACATCTACCGTGCAGTAAAATGTATCTATCACACCTGCTTCGATAGAAAATTTTACCGCACCAATAGAGGCGATTGCTGCGTTTGACTCGGTACTCATGGTTTCCAAGTCAATCATTACATTGATATCACTTGACATGATATTACTTGATGAGATGCATGAATTCTGAACGAAGGGCAGGATTCTCCTTGAATCCGCCACCCAACTTCGATGTGATTGTATTGGAATGTGGATCCTCAACACCTCGTGCCTTTACACAGAAATGTTCGGCGTCAATAACAACCGCTACATCAGGCGTGTCAAGGATGAATGACAGAGCATGATAAATTTGTTCTGCAAGGCGCTCTTGAACCTGAGGACGGCGTGAACAACACGATTCAACTTGCTCAACCCCAACACCTTATTTTTCGGGATGTAGGCAACATGTGCCACACCTGAAATAGTGACAAAGTGATGTTCACATGCCGAAGTCACCGTGATGTTCTTTTCAAGAACCATCTCATCATACCCCATCTTATTCTCAATGGCAGTACACTTCGGAAATGCTGCATAATCTAATCCCCAAAATAGTTCATTCACAAACATCTTGGCAACACGCTTAGGACTATCTTGGAGACTGTCATCAGTCAAATCCATACCTAGAGTTGTCATGATTTCAGTGAAATGTTTTTCAATCTTCTTAATCTTCTTGTCACTATATTCTTCCGTCTGCATGAAAGGTGTCTCTACACCCTGAGCAACAAGATGCTTATGTACCTGTAATCCCAATTCAGGATCAGTCTTGCCCATGGCAGAACGAATAGCTGATGCGTTAAAACGATGTTGTGACTTCATATTATCTCCCAATGACGTTGCCAAAGACATAACAATGATTTCGTGTGGCAACTTTATAACCACGATTCATTGCTTCGATACACAAATCACCAATATACGGATCCTCTTGAGCATCCTTTGTGGCGCCGACAGGCATCACCCATACGTCTGGCATGTATCTCCCACATAGTAATCTAATTCTATTTAGGTGATTGTCAAGTTCATCCCAATTTTCTTTTGTCCCGTTACACACAAATTTCAAAATGGATGTAGCATTGGCAAGTGAATATTCATGAATGTGTTCTGCACTCACCACATTATCTTCACCTGATACCGTGAACAATTTTGGACTCATTGACCAATGCCAACGCGCCTTACCATTTCCCATGAATGGGAATTCAAATGACATGAATTTTCTTAATTCTTCTGACAAGGGGCGTGTGGCATTTGTTTCCACCGTGACAAGTTGTGGTGCATTATTTCTGTCACGCAACACACGAAGAATTTCCATCATTGCCTTTTGTTGCATCATGGGTTCGCCGCCCGTGAAGCATAGCATGATGGGTTGTTGTGTTACAGGATGAATGAACAATCCTTGTGGGTTATGCTCGCTCTTGTTGGCTTCAACTAAACGGTCAGCAATTTCTTCGGGAGATGCATCGTGCGCTAGATGCTTGAAACGTTGTGACCAAGAATAGGATGAGTCACACCCAAACTTCCACACGGGAAGGTCATTGACATGCTTCACAGAATCCACATCGAATGTTTCGAATGGTAATTCATATGTAGATGGGTCTGTGGGATTCTTTTGTCCGAATCCACTACAATTTAAATTACAACCAAAGAAACGTAACCAAACGGCAGGCGTTCCTGCCAATTCAGCTTCACCTTGAAATGAATAAAAAATTTCTGAGTAACGAATACGCATATCACACTCCAATCACAAAGTTATATAACAATCTACAGACTATTTAGGTATTTGTCAAGTTTCACTCATCATATTCATCCACTTCTTCCACATCAATATACTCAGATTCAATAATCACCACATCGTCATCAAGTGCCTGTAGATATTTTGGTTTACGTGTAATCTTTTTCGTTTCTTTGTCGGCACTTAATTCTTGGTTGGCGGCATCAGCTTGCTTTTGCAAGTACCGAATGAACTCATTTGTATGTGTGCCTTCGTCATGAGCTTGACGAATGATGTTATCCACATCTAACGAAGCAATATACTTATATTTGGTTTGTAGATGCTTCTTCTCTTTTTGAATTCTTCGCACAAAGGCATAATAGGTAATTTGTGTGAAGTAGGCAAAGGGATTGCTTGATTTCGCGGGATCGAAGTTGTCCATATATGTGAGACAATTTTCAATGGCATCTAAAATCATATCCTCACGGAAACTGTAATTAATGAAATTATTTTTATAGGCTAAATGATTGGCAATTTTAATGAAGCAGTCGCCTATGTATTCTGGAACTTGTGGACGTTCCTCTTTGTTCTGTTCTGCTTCACGTACCTCTACTTTATAATCTATTAAGGCTTGTAGAAACTTTTTATTATCTATGTAATGATTGTTTGTTTTACTCTTGGTTTTCGTCATGGTTATTTTCCATATTCAAAGGTTCATCAACAAAATATAACTCACCGGGTGTAATTTCACGTAATAAATTTTCTGCTGCTTCTTCACGTTCTATTTGTTCTTCTTGGCGCTTTTGTGTTTCAATGGTATGTTCAATATAGTTGACATATTGTTGACGTACCTCTTTCTTTAAACTTCCTATGGTTAATACAATGTCAGTACTAATTGTAAATTCATCACTATCACTTAATCCAATCCATGGACGCAAAACAAAACTTTCGCCTATCACTTGACCATTGCGTCGTGTTTCTTGGTGAGGGATAACCTGTACAGGAACATTCATTTGTAAATGTGTTTCAGATGCCAACGACCGAACATCATGATTCATGGTACAGAGTATAGTTTCTCCTGTTTTCAATTTCACAATCTTATAATACGTTCCCTCATTATACTTGTTGTAACTATGCATGTAAGGGTATTGTTAATAGTTTATAATTGAATCCTTCTTCATTGTAAATTTTTACACGTTCAATTAAATGAAGTAGGGTATAATTTTTATGTGTTTTCCATGAGAGGTTATCTCCAATATCATACAACTTACAACTTGTTTTTTGTTCTCCCAATCGAAGACCGCGACCAATACTTTGTAAATTTCTGATACGAGATTTCGAGGGCGAAGCAAATACAATGTTGTGGAGATTTCTAATATTTATCCCCGTAGAGAATGTTCCATATGACGCAAGAATAATGGCATTCTCAGATTTTTCTGTAATGGCACGAACTGCTTCTCTATCTTTAGTTTCAACTCCACCGTGTACAAAGAATAACTCTCGTCCCTTTTCAACTTTTTCAGAGAGCATATCAAACAATACTTCACCATGTTTTTCAACATATTGGAATAATACTAGAGTATTTCCTTTTTGGTCAAGCACTAAATTTTGTATAAATTTATTTCTCTTGGGGTGTGTGACTAACCAATCTAATTCTTGTTGATAGGTGAACTTCTTACACAACTGTTTTTCTTCATCACTGTAATCCAACTGTAAGCAACGAATCTTTAAATCAGCAAGCTGTTGTGTATCCATTAACTTCTTTGTGGTTGTTACTTTATGAACAGCACCAAACAATCCTTCTAATACTAAACGATGTGTCTTGGTGCCATCCAATGTTCCTGTTGTACCTATCTTAAAAGGTGCCTTGGTGCATTTGTGTAGAATTGATGATAATGATTTGGCTTTAAACAAATGGCACTCATCACCATATACCACATCAAAATTTTCAAAATAACTTTTCGGCATCTTGTAGATGCTCTGCCACGTGGAGATTACAATAGGAACGTTTGTAACTTTTTCTTTACCTGAATAAATGCGGGTGCAGTTTTCAGATACTTTCCAATCCGACGCTGTAGCATAATCAGCAAAGTCACCATACAATTGCTCGACTAAAGAAGTTGTGGGAACGATGATAAGTTGTCGGCGCCCTTGGGTCTGATGCCAACGAACCAAAGAATAAATGATTAAACTTTTGCCTGACGCAGTAGGAGAAAGAAGAAGTGTTCGTCCACGATGAATGGATTCTAGTACAGCATCTTCTTGATAATCACGAATATCAACGGGCTTACCATTTGAATGGTAATTCAATGATGCAATGAATTGTTTTGCTTGTTCAACATCTTCGGCATATGAAGGTAAATGATTTGTAAGTGTATAATTGTTTGACTTACAAAATTCTTTTACATAAGGAGCAAGACCTACATATAACTCCTTTGTGAACAAACTTAGTAGACGAATTTTTCCGTCCCAAAGTTTTGCACGATATTGGGGTGTGAATTGAGCACCCGGAACTGCAAACGTGAAGAAGTCATTCATTTCAAGTAGAATGGATGCATCGGCATCTACATGAAGATAAACCTCATCTTTCTTGCTAATGGTAACATCACTCATAATCCACCATTCGTAAACTTATACCATTCAATAGCAGACTTGATGTCCCATGTTCTACTATTGATGCTTTTAATGATTTGTTCCAATTGGTACATGACAGTTTTTAAATATTCCAACTTATCCGTCATGCGGATAACATCATCGTCAGTATTCATGACATCATCCATTTCATTTTTTAATGGACGCGCATTGAGATATTGTTCCCAGCCCAATTCACTAAGTTCTTCTTTTGAGAGTTCGCCACGATAATATCTACCTTTCAACTTTCGGATACGAAGGTATTCAGCCTCAGCCTTACGATATTGAAGGCGGACTGATGACATCATGTTGAGATATTTTGCGTGAAGTTCAGGAACACGGGCGGCACTACGCCCTAAATTAGTTTGGTCAATTTTACAATCTTCTGTCCACATGTCCTGTATTTCTTGTAACTTCATACCACCTCACTTGTTAATACATCATGTAACATACACAGTACAACTACATTTGTCAAGTAGTCAATAAAGACTCCACCGTGAACATGCGATATTTAAAGACGGCGTTGCCTACAAAGTATTGTGTGTTTCCTGTTGATACATCGAAATCCAATCCAGATAACGAGATGGGGAAACAATCTATGAAGTTTAACCGAACGATTGGGAGGTCACTGGAATTCAATACCATTAATGTGGCATCACTATATTCCGGTAGGTCAGTTCTACGTTGTGTACCCACATCTTGGTTATTGATTTCAGGTGTTCGGAATGCTTGATCCGCGAATCTCTTTTGAAATTGTTTATGGTTCTCTGGGAAACCTAAAGCAATCATCCAGTTGTACAATTCAATGTAATTTGCCATGTCTTCCTGAATCATGAAACGAATGGTGAGTTCACCGAAGTCAAGTTTTTCACCTGGCTTTGGGATATCAATCAATGGTGTGGGTTGTTTTGCTACACCTAAATTCATGGACGGGATGTTTGCTGCCTGACAAAAGTATGTTACTTTCGGCAGACTTTGAATCATGAAACGAAAGCCATTGGGACGTAGAAAATCTAGTTCCTCAGGTTGACGATTAGTCCATTTTGCTTCTGTGATTTCGGTTGACATGTTTCACCTATCTCTCTTGACTGGCACTTGACAGAGTGTTAAACTCACTATGTCTGGGATGAATTGATAATACTATTTATGATACTATAAAACAGCTATATACTCCCTACTCCTGAGAAAGTATACAAGTATATAGCAAAAGGATTGGGAGAGACTTTTCAGCCTCTCCCTTTCCTGTTTCATCTGCTACTTCGATTATAGAAGGTTTGTGACCTTCAAGCGACGATAGTAGTGATTACGGTTAGCGGTGAATGTATCGCCGTCAGTTGTACCGTTGGCTTGTGTTACGAATGGATTTGCAATCATGCCGTAACGTGTCTTGAATCCAATCTTGGGTTGGAATGAAGATGGGTCAATGGCACGTACCATTTGTAATGGAACGTATGGGCAGTAGAAGATACCTGCGTCATATGCATTTGAACCCTTATAACCAACTACTACGAATTGTGAAGCTGAGTTTGTGTTGGCTGAGTATGGATCAATGAACACCTTGAAGCGACCATTCAATGTACCTGCGAATGTGTTGCCTGTGTCATCCATTGAGATGCCGTCGTTGCCTGAAAGAGCAGGTGTGTAATCCAACTTACCTGTCATGGCAAGAGCTGCTGCAACGTCTGATGAACAGACGATGAAGTTACCGCGTCCACGACGAGTTTCTTGTGCGATTACGTTTGCATCGCGTTCGATTTGGAACATCAAGCCCTTGAAGCGTTCTACTGACCAACGACCGTTTGAGTCAACGTCAAGGTCGAATGTACCTGCTGTTGCTGTTGAAGCAGCACCTGGCTTAGCAACCTTGTAGATAGTACGAATTACTTCACGGTTCATTTCAGCAAGAATTTCTTGTGAAAGAATGTTTGATAATTCACTTTCTGCATCAAGACCGTGAATTGCCTTCAAGTCTTGTGCTAATTCAACTGTGTATTCGGCCTTCAATGCACGTGACTTGGCTGTTACAGTTGTCTTTTCGATACTGAAAGCCATTTCGTTGAAGTCACCAGCCATACCGCCTGTGCCTAGAGCTTCAGCTGCTGCTGTTGTTAAGCCTGTGCCGTATGTGTATGTGCCATCAACTGGGTTTGTACCTTCGTGTGTGCCTGTGCCTGAGAAGTCGGTATCAGCTTCATTGAATAATGCTTCTGCACCATCTTGGGTTGAATAACGTGACTTCATGGCGAAGATGAGGCCAGTTGGACCAGTCATTGGTTGTACGCCGGCTACGTCATAGGCCATCAAGTTTGGAAGTGAACGACGAACCAATGAAATTAAGATTGGGTCGTAACGGTCAATTTCGGTTGATCCTGAGCCAGCAATGTTGTTAACTGGAACAGCTTCGAACAATGCTTGCTTTTCTTCGCGCAATGCCTTTTCTTGGTTTTCAAGAATAACGGCAGTAACAGCCTTCTTGTAGTTGTCTTTGATGGCTGGTAGGGATCCGTGTTCTAGAACTGGAGCCCACTTCTTTTGTAATGATTCTGATAAAAACATTTACGTTCTCCTGAGTTTTTGTTTACTGTTAAACGTTACTATTATTTATACTAGCTTTATTTTCCAAATGTGTTGCGTGAAAGCATTTCTGCATATTTAGCAACCGTACCTGATACTTCTTGTGTTTCTACCACTTCTTCTGTGATGGGTGAAGAAACAGTTGACTTGGGGAAGTAGTTATTCTTAATAACTGAAATCTTTTGTTCAAATAATTCTTCATTTTCAAATTCAACTTCTTCAATCAAGCCGCGAAGTTTTTCAGCTTCAGTTTGTGCTAAGTCACTTGTTGCCTTTGAGAATACAACTTCACGCTTTGCTTCGTTCAACTCTGTATTAAGTTCAACTGCCTTTGCCAATGATTCGTTAACTTGTGCAGTTAATGTATCAATTTGATTTTGCATGTCGCCTAAAACATCGTACTTTTCTTCAGGAACTTCAATGTAGTGTTCCTTGAACAACACCTTCAAGCCTGCAATGAAATCTTCAGTGACTTCTGCACGAAGTCCTGTTTCAATTGCAACTTCATTGTTTGCCAACCATTGTTCAGCAACATATGAGAGATAGGCATCAATCTTTGAAACCATTTCTTCGTGGATGTTCACGACGGTGTGTGCTGCTTGTTCAGCAAGCGCATCTTGCATCTTTTCTACTTCGTGAGCAACGCGAGCAGTTACGACGGCTTCGAATAATGAAGCTGCCTTTGTCTTGAATTCTTCTGACAAGTCAACTTCTGATGCAAAAAGATTTTCAACATCCTTTGCCAATTCAGCCTTCATGTTTTCCATGGCTTCGGCAAGTGCTGTTTCATCTTCTTCTTCAGTTTCTTCTGGGCCTTCTTCTACTAATGAATATTGTGCCTTTTCTTCTTCTGAAAGAGCATTGTATTCTTCTTCTGAAATGACTTCTTCGCCTTCTACTTCAGCTTCTTCTTGGTGAACATTGCCCTTTGAAGATGCTTGGTTGATGACAGATGATGGATCTGCTACTGTTGTGTAGTTAGTGGCAGCGCCTGCACCTTGATGTGAAACAGTAGGCATCTTAGCCTTCTTTGATGCTTGTGCCTTACCTTGATTCTTTTCATCAGTTTCTAAATCAATTGAAGCATCTTGTGATGAACCTTGCTTCATGGGAGCAGCTTCTTTGGGGCCTGCGCCTGCTTGTAATTGATTTACAGGGTTTGATGGCTTTTCTGCGCCACCGCCCTTGTGCATCATTTGAACTTCTGGTGTTTGTGATGAGCCTTGAGCTGGAGCCTTAGTTTCCAAATTCTTACCCATTCCTGGGAAGGCTTCATCGAGCTTTTTAGCCATCATTTCTCGAATCTTGTTTTCTACTGACATTTAGTATCTCCTGTAGTTGTTTCAAAAACTTTATATTATTTATACGAGTTTATTTCTTTGAAATGGCATTTAAGAAGGTTTCAAAGGCACGAATCTTCATTTCTTGCAATTGACGTTGATTGGTCTTTTCAATCAGCTTCTTAGTTTCATCCATATTTTGATATGTCCATGAACCATTTACAAACATCCAATCCTTATTTTCCATAATCCCTTGTACGAAAGCATCAGGTGCCGAAGGGTCAGCCACAATGTCAGCCGCCGTTGCAAGATAGAAATCATCTTGAACTTCGTTGATACCTTCTGAAGTGGTTTTTAATGAACCCAATCCGCGTGACGACACACCCAACTTACCACCACCTTCAATGATGTTACGTGCAATATTACCCATTGGGGTGTTCATGATTTTTGCACGACCAACATAATTGTTTCCATCTTCCTTCAATGACACAATCATGTGAGAGACACGGTCAAGATTGATGGTTGGACCTTCAGGATGTCCCAGTTCACCAAATGCGCGATTGGCTTCGACATATTCCTTCATGTAACGCTTTACTTCGCGTTCCATAACTGTCTTGGGATAGATACGTGAATTTTTATTGGCAATTTCACTTTGAAGAAACACACCTTCAATGAAAAGATTTTTTGAATTTTCTTCGTTGATGATTTGAACATCTTCAACTATTTCAGCAATGAGTCTCATGATTATGCTCCTATTGATTGATTAAGATGTTGTGTATCACCATATCCTGAGACCTTCATGATTTCAAGAATAATGGTACCACCACCTGCGGGTAATGTCACAACTATGTTACTACCATTTTCTCTGTTATCAGAAAATCCGTGAAATTGAAAATCACGTGCACCTGTCATAGCCCAAAGTTGTACAGAATTTCTTGAAACGGTTCCGTTACCTGAAGGTATTGACCAATAGATGCCACTAATATTTGCCTTAGGTGTTGCGGCATTCTGTGTTGTAGTTTCTAGTGTTGTTTCTAAATCAATGGTTTCAGATGCATTTGCGCCTGTAATGGCAACTACAACATGTATGGGTGTCTTTTTAAGTATTGATATGGCCATTTGTTACTCCGATTCTGATTGCATATATTGTGCAGCCGATACAATATAATCTTCTGCTAAGGTAATTTTGCCTTGAACCCATTCAGGAAGATTGGTATCTTCAGATAACATATCATGCATTTCTTGTGCATTACGAATAATTGTTTTCAATGAAGATTTTGCCATATCACCTTCATAATCATATTCACCTCTTTCTTCGGATGTTTCTTCCTTCATTGCCATTTTAGTGGCTGTGGCATACATTACATTTTTTGCATTGGCACCGTAACGTTTGCGAAAATCTTTGAAGTTTTTCTTCATGGACTTCACAATCTTTTCTCGTTGAGCCATATCCTTTTCGCTCATCTTTGCCATGATTAATCCTTTTCAACGGTGAACTTTGTACTTTCATCCCATTGTTTTGGATATCCACCCTTGTTGTCACCTCTATAAAGTTTTTTGGGAGGTTCACGCTTGTCTAATATTTGTGAGGAACGGGCCATACCCTTCACGCGCTTGGCAAATTTTTTTGCTGACAAAGGTGCTTCTTGCTTCTTCACTTTCTCGCTTGTCTACCTTTTGGTATGTACCAGACTGAGCTTCACCTGCATATGAATCTGCTGCCTTTTTGATATACGAACCGAGCGTTGCAGATTTCAATTCATCAATGGGCTTCACTTCTTCGTTCTTCATCTTCATGAAGTTCTTGGCAAACTTTGGCTTCTTGGCAGCTTCATATTCCTTCTTGGCATCTGCCATAGTCTTACTATATGACTTCTTCATTTCAGCCGCCTTCTTGGCAGCATATGGATCTGAATATGCTTCTGAAGTTGATTTCACTTCTTCCTTCATGCCCTTCTTCTTGGCACGAAGCATCTTGAAGTCCATGGCATCTAATTTACCATTCTTGTTGACATCAATTTTCTTTTGACCACCAATTAAAGCTTCATCCATTCTTTCATCTTCATCTTCGTAGTCATCTTCTTCATCGTCATCCTCATCTTCTTTCTTTTCCTTCTTCATTTTCTTTTCTTCTTCCATACATTCAGCACATTCTTCTGTGTTGAACATTGATGAAGAAACTTCATTTTTCTTTGCATCAAGCAAAGCATCAATTTTTGATTGTAATAATTCGTTGAAGATGTTATTGGCTTCTAGATGATTGCCTGCTTCAATGTTATCAATTAAATCTAAAATTTGTTCGTTAATATCTGCCATCTGAATATCCTCTTTTATTTGTGTAGCAGGTTTTAATTTAGACACATGTATGGTATGGGGATTAGAATCTGCATTTGATGGCTGAATATTCACATGACCCGCAAGGGCAGAATTCTTATTTCCGTCGTGACGATGTATTACTCTACCTGTAACTTTCTTTCCTTTATGGGTGAAAGAAACGGTATCGCCTATCTTAACCTCATGTAGTTCCATTCTTTTTCTTCTCCGGTGGGGCGGGGAAAGGAGATCCCTTAGGTAATATGTTGCCGGGCTGATTTGGGTCTTCAAGGGGTTCAGAGTAATCCATTCCTGCTGAAGCAGCTTCTTCGTTTTCTGAATTCATTTGTGCAATTTCTTCATCAGTTAAACGCAACACATGCTTTTGAATGTAACTCTTACTTATATATTTACCATCAAATTCTGCAAGTTGTGATAGTAATTCAACGCGAGCCCGCAACAATTCTTGGTCTTTGCTTTCAGAATAATAGGCATCTTGAGCAAACTTATACTTGATATCTTCCTTCATTTCTTCCCAATCAGTTTCAGTTGTGACACCTTTTAACACAAGTTGTGTTTTCAACAGGTCATCAAACATACGTGAAAATTGACGGCGCAATTTATTGATGAATTTTGTGAACTTCAATTCATCACGATTAATTTCAGCGGCACGACCAAAGTTCAATCCTGATTGTTGTTGCAAACGAGAAACAGGAACATATAAACTTTCATACAACTTACGTTGGAAGTATTCAATGTCGGCAATTTCACCGAGGTTTTGACCACCAGGTAGAGTATCAATTTCAGTACCCTTACCTCCTTCACGACGAGGCAACCAGAAATCTTCCAACAAGCTCATAGTCTTTTTATCATCACGAATCTCGCCTGTGTTGGCATCATACACCAACTTGTTGCGATAACGATTCATGATGTCCTTGATGTATTGTTCAGCCTTCAACTTGGGAAGGTTACCTACATCAATATAGAAAATTCTTCTTTCGGGCGCTCTTGCTAAACGATAGATGACAAGAGCATTTTCCATCATACGCAATTGGTTTGCTGTTTTGATGGCTTTATGTAAATAGCTCAACACCATGTTATTATCTACATCAACTAAACCTGATGGGACATAACAAATGGCGTCTTTGGTTATTTTCAATCCTTGTGTGGCACTTGGACTTGCTTGTGTCACAGGTGTAGTTAATACACCCTTTTCATTATATACGAAAAATTCTTCCACCTTACGTACAAGTTCTACACCTGTATTTTTTTCAGTTTCTTTAATGACGTTTCTGATTTTCTTGATTTTTCTTGGATCAATATAACGAATATCAGTTAACCCTTGTTTGGGTTTTGCTACGTCTACAACTTTGTGAAAATACACACGACCATCTACATACCAGCGACGAAAATAATCTTGTGCTCGATGTTTAAAGTCAAGAATTTGTGTGATGTTTGCAAATTCTTCCTTGATGGCTTTCTTGATTGATGCTGGAGCCTTTACATCATCTAAATCAATTTCAATAGGATCCTCATCTTCAATATTGGCAATGGATTCATTGACGATATCATCAATGGCACTATCAACATCCGCCATTAAAGAAATGGCACGATAGCGTTGAATTAAATCTGATTCATTTTTTGCTGCATTATCCAGGTCGAGGTAGGTACCGTAGTACCCACCTGCCCGGACAGTGTCGAGAGCACCATCGTCGGAAGGAGGCACGAAACTAATTTCAGTTCGTGCGGGCTCCTTCCGCTTGATGCTATATCCAAAAATATCCATAATATTTTTACCTTGTCAAAGATTAAACAGGTGTTACGTCAAAATGCGAATATTGGAAAGTCACTGTGAATTCTGAAATGACATCATTTTGACTGTATGCTAATGCAATTTCTGAAACGTTAATTGGGAATGCGTTACGAATTTCATATGTACGAAGTGTAACATCATTTCTATCCAATTGTTGTACACGTAAATCACATTGATACAACGCAGGGGTTAATTGACCACCGTTGTTTACACGGTCGTTCATTAAGTTTGTCCAGCGTTCGAAGTATTGACGCATCTTCAAAGATGTATCGTTGATAACTGTGATTGTCCATGGATCAAAGATGCGTTCTCCTGCCATCTTTACTTCACGACCACGATATTGAACGATTGTTGGGTTAACGTTTGATGCAGGGAGTGCAGCGGCTGTGACAAGTAATGAGTCATCAGAAGCGGCTACTCCTACTGCTGCAGGCCAAGTAAGTGTTACCAAAAATTGATTTGGACGAGCACCACCTGCGCCTAACTTGTTTCTAAATTGGGTAATATCCATTTGTTTCTATCTCCTAGAAGTTATTTAGTTTAGGCGCCTACGACTTCTTCAAAGCTCACACCAGTACGTGTGGCGATGAAGTTCAATTGCATGAAGTTGATTGAACGAGCTGGCTTGATGAAGATGTCAGCTACGAATTCGTTACGGTCAATGACTTCGCCTGTGTTATTTGTTTCATCGCAAACTACGCGGAAGTCAAAGATACCACGACGACCACGAACATCCCGCAAGAATGGTTCCACTAAGTTACGGAATTGTGCGCGTGTGAAGGCATCGTTGAATTCAAACAATTGATACTTGCCTGCTGTGGCAATTGCCTTTTCTAGAACGATGAACAAACGACGAACGTTGATTCTATCGAAAGCTGATGGCTTGGCAAGAAGTGTCTTGTCGCCAAACAATACAGTACCTTCGCCTGGGAATGACACAACTGGGTTGATGCCATTCTTATATAGTTCATCGCGGTCAGTCTTGTCAGGTGAATATGCCAACTTCACAACATTCTTGATTTGACCACGATTTAAACCACCTGGTGAGAACCAAGGATCGGCAATGGTGTCAGTACGTGCACAGAGACCTGCAATGTCGGCATTCAATGGAACCCAACGATACAAATCATTGTACTTGTCGTATTGATATTTCCAACCTGAGTCCATAACACCATATGATGTATTGACATTTAATGTATCTTGACGGTCTGTGATGATGTCCTCAGCTTCGCTGCCTGCGTTATTTAATACAGATGCTAAGAGAGGTGAAACGAAACCTACGCAATCCATACGTGCTTGAGCAGTTTGAATCATGTATTGTCCAACTGCTAATGCGTTAGGACCGTTGAATAGAAGATTTACATCAACGATTTCTGCATTGGCAAATAAGTCCCAACCTGTTTGAAGTGCGCCGGTTGATGGTGCATCGTCAGAAACACCATTGGCAAGTGACCAATCGTCTGATCCTAAGCCATCATATTCGATTGATGCTGATGCAGCACTGCCCCAGTTTGTTCCTGCAGGATGATCCATCCAATATACGTAACGTGAACCACGAAGTACATCACGATAGAATGCATTTGATCCGTCAGCCTTCTTAACGTCACTACCCTTTGAAACGAATGCAAACTTTTCTAGTACAGTACCAGGTGTGCCTGTCCATAAACCATCTTCGTCAACAACGACAATGTGCATTTCGTCGCCGGCTTCAGTGTTTCCTAAATTCACGAGGAAGTCTGATGTGCCAGGTGCTGCGTCGAATTCTGTGCGATAGGTCCATGCTGAGAAGCCTGAAGCGTCACATGCTGACACCTTTAATGAGTTACCTAGAACACCAGGGAACTTAGCAGCCCATTCACCTACTGATGCGGCGCCGTTTGAATATTGTGCTTCCCATTGGTCTTCGTTCTTGATGAGAATTGCTGTGCCTGATGTTACAGCATTCTTTGCATTACTACCTACTGAGCGAACAACCTTTAAGTTGTTGCCATATGCCAAGAAGTTGGCGGCTGAGAACCAGCTAGCGGCAACTGTATTGTTTGGCTTTGCAAATGTTTTGACGAGTTCAGCTTCGTTGCTGATGGTTGTGATTTTTTCTACCGGACCCCATTGGAAGGCTCCTACGTAGCCACCTATTGATGTGGCAACAGCAGGAACGATACCTGTTAGGTCTTTTTCGACTACAAGTACGCCTGGTGATAATTGAAATGCCATTTTATTCTCCTGTTAGTGATTGAAATCTTAATAGTATTTTCAGGGCGTGATTACACTATGGTTTATAATATTTATAACTTTACACACCTTCAAAATACTTTAATTCTTGTAGATGTTGTTCCATGGCAAAGATTTATCGGTTGACCACACAATATTGTTCTCAACAAATATGGATTCTGAAGTGCCGTCATCTATGAAACCAAATGGTGTCAGTTCATCTTCAATTTGCATCATTTGTTGTTTGTAGATTCTCTCACGAACGTTGATGTCTGTGAGTTCGCGGAAATATTGGTTTGTGGTAAGCCAACCAAATAGTACTAACGTCATCACTAAGTCATCATGATATCCTTCGTCAGCTACGAATGTACCATTTTTCTCAATGAATGTTGAAAATTCATGAATGGTTTCGGCGTCAAATATATTTAGTTTTTTCTCCTCGAGGAGAGATTTGATGGCGAAACACCCTTGACGTTTCACAGACTTTGTGGTTCTAACACCCATTGTTGTGGATTTGGCAAATCCTGGACTAATGTAGGTTTGTTTGTTTTCTTGTATTGTACAGAGCATATTTTCATATTCATGTTCAATATGTAGAATGTCTGCAATTTGTCCGCCAATGTCATTTGTTTCTACAAGTATATATGCATTATTGTAATCTCGTGCAGCTTTCACAATGACATCTGGGAACAACATGGGAGAAATGGTATTGTTTTTAAACTTACCTACAAGTTTATACGGCATCTCAGTGACATCAACAATGGTGAATGCCGAATAATCTCCTCCCACACCTCGGGCAACGTCAACACAAATGACATACATTCTATCTTTGCTGGGTTCAGTATAAATGGACAACCCCATTTCATTGTAAAACACAGGATCCATACTACTCATATATGCCAGTGTTGCGCCATTAATCAACGTGTTTGTAGAACCCAAAAACTGACATAGTACTTCTTGATTGAATTTCACATCACCCAACGTCTTTCTTTGTTCTTCTGCCCAGGCTTCATCACGACCCGGAATTTCCCAATATGGAATAAAGTGATGAACGAACCCGTTTTTACCCTTTTCAGCTTCGTTCCAGAATTTCCAAAAATGGTTGTAACCTAATGGGGTGGATGTTAGCAGAATCTTGGTTGTTGTACCGGCAGAAATTGTCGGATATACAGACGCAAAGAATTGTTCTGCAATGTTGTTCGGGATAATGGCAGCTTCGTCAATATACAGCCAGTTAACAGACTTACCACGAATACCGGATCCTGTTGTGGCAGCAGTAAACACCTTACTTCCATTTTCCAACTCAACGTTACCTTTGTTCCAAGTACGAACTCCTTGTTGCATCCAGATGGGAAGATGTTCATACATGATTTGATAACGGTCTAATACTTCACGCGCAGCACTACCTTTATTGGCTAGAATTGCTACAGTTTTACTCTCTTGAAATAATGTATACCATAGGATACATGCGGCAGCCGTGATAGTTTTTCCTTGCTGACGCCCTTCCATAAGTACCACTTTACGATTATTCAGAATAACATTAACTTTCGTTTTCTGACAACCGTACAGTTTGAAAAGTTGTAATCCATGGTCAAGTGTAACAATGTGACAATAATTCTCAATGAAATAAATTGGATCCTCTTGACACTTCACAAATTCCTGAATTTCTTCTGGTGTGAACTGGTGTTGATGACCAACAGGTTTTAAGTTAGGATTGCCATGGTACGAATTGTTTTCTTCAATCATTTACATCCTGTATTGTAATGGGTTCATTGACTTTCTTCATGGCTTTCAATAACTCATGAGTTGAACCAACGAACAAATTGTTTTGTGTCTGTATTTTTGGTTTATCTGTTTTTTCCAATTCTTTTTTCCGCTTTTGAACTTCAAGTAAATCCTTGGCAGTATCAGAAACAGTCTTAATGAGTTGTCCTGCAACTTCATATGCTCGGGGATGGTCACTGTTTTTTGCAATATGTAAGATACCGTCAATGGCTTCATTCCCCTTATCAATTAAATTTCTCAATGTTTCACGGGCGTGTTGGGCATCATCTTCTATTACAGGAGATGTCTTTTCTTCCACCTCGTCTACTGTCGTTGAAACAACTTGAAATTTTTCATCTAACTTATCAAAGCTCATATTTCACTCGAAAAAATGTCATCAAATTCTTGTACGAATGTATAATTATCTATAGGTGTTGCATTTTCTGGGTCTGTGGTAGTTGTGATTCTTCTACCAACCTGAGTATTTGTAGGAGGTTGTCCTTCAAACAATCCATAATCTGTATATATGTTTTGTATTGTTTTCTTGATGAGATTGGCATCTTGCACATACCCAAAGAAGTTCATTTTAATTGTAAAGTTCAAATCCCAAATTACACTCAACCGCTTATCAAATCCTCCCTCCCACTCATCTTGATAACTGATGTTATCCAGTACAATTTGTAAGTCACGTTTCACGCCCAGTTCAGGAATTTCATTAATTGTGACATTGAAATCAGGATTGAAATAGGGGAGAATTTGTTCCACAATTTGTAATCCATCATCTTGATTTTTTGCAAACACACTTAAACTAATCCCCATGTTATATGGGGTAGAAATATATGAATAGCGAACACCCGTATTTGTTGTACCTGTTGTATCAACTGAACGAACATTTTGTGTAACAGCTAATTTTCTAGATGCATCATAATTAAAATTTGTTATTTCAAATCCCATACGGGGTAATGTAATTTGAAACGTTGCACGACCTGTTTCTAGTTCAGGAGCTTCACGAATACGGTCTATGAACTTTTGCTTTGGGGCATAACTTAATGGCACAAACAAACTTTGTGCAACTTCACCTTCGGCGTTTATTCTACGTAATGTGATGTTATTAAACAACGTACCAAAAGCAATAATAGCCTTACGTATATGTTGATGATAGAAGTGACGATTATTAAACATTAGTATTCACCAAATGGATTAACTTCAGAAAAATCAAGAATGTCGCTGCCTTCAGATTCGAAAAATTCTGTATCAGAAAACGGTACATTATCAATTGTTTTGAAATCTTGTTTGATAATTGAGAATCCTGCTTGTGTTAACAACCTGCCGCCTGTTTGAGTTAACACTTCATATTCATAGGCATCTTGTGTAATGGTGTCAACTGTGACATCAATTTCTGCAACACCTGTTGAAAACACTTCTGAACTATATTGATACAATTCACAACTCATACTGTAAATGTAAAATTTGCCTAATTGATAGAATGGATCAAGGTGTTGCACGAACTTAATTTCAAACATACTGTTAGTTTTCGGGAGATAAATTAAATCTCCTTCAGCGGGACGAGATGGGAGTTGTAGTAATTCCGGGGGACTGGCTCCTACACTATCTTCCCATCTACGTTTTGAAACAACGAATGTGGCTTGGTCATTTACATTGATACCAAACTTTGTGAATAGTTCACCATTGCCGTCCCATCCTTGAATGTTTGCCAAATACATTTCTAATGGAATGGCAGTATCAAAGCGACTTAATACATCTTCTCCCAATACATTATCTTGATTACCTGATGAACGAGGAAGATAGTATACATCATGACCATAAATCTTGATGCTTTCAATGATTAAATCTTCCAAGAGTCGCTGTTCATTGGTAACTCCCGAGGTGTTACCGCTTTGAAAATAAAAATTGGTTGGCATTATCCCACCATAAAGTCAACAGGAAGTTCGTAACGACTTTGCATTTCTATTTCGATTTGACGAATTTCTTCCATGGATTCTTCGAACATACGTTGTCCATCCATTTGAACGCCGCCCGGAAGTTGCATACCTTGGAACTTCTTTAAGTTTGTACCCCATTGACGTTTGATAAGGGCTGTGGCATATCTCTTTAAAAACATATCATTATATACTTCTGTGAATGTTTCTGGTTCAACCATCACAAAAGCCTCAACTGCCACATAATCACCCTCAGAGAAAGTTTCTTCCCAATTTACATCAATATACAAACGATTCATTTTTCTATTGAAACGAATAGTTCTATTACCCGCAAACATATCATCAAGTAATTGTAAGTGCATTTTCACTTGATTGTAATATGTAACATCAGATGACAACAAATTATACATGTCATTCAATCTGAATTGATATACAACATTGAAAATATTTGTGGTGCCTGCTGAACTTGATCCTGCTGACCCCAATGGGAAAACGCGGATAACACCTGTGACCGGGTCCGCTACATCAAAATATTTTTTTGCAAATGTTCCTGCAAAATATGGATTCGTGTTTCGAAGTGTAGTTGAAAATCCTGAATTGGAACCTGTAATAACTTCACTAGCAACGAAAGGTCTTAAAGGATCATCTCCTTTAATAACTAAAATACCAGGTGATTTTCTAACAACAACACCTATGGCTTCTGATGTTGCCCCTTCTACGGTCTCACCTATCTCAAAATTTTCACCTAAAATACCTGAAAGAAAGAGTTCAGATAAAGTGATTTTTGGGGTGAAATAAACACGTTCCACCCCATCGAAATGATACTCATGAAAGAAGTCAATGGCATCTTGAATTCTATCTTCTATTTGGTCGTCATCTACATTGATTTCAATGACGGGATACCCTAAACGACGCAAACAATAATCTTTTAATTGTTGTCGTGTGGTTATTGCTGTCATAATCTTCCTCAACTATTGATATGAGTACAATAACTATTTATAAGAATTGATTATGTGTGCGTTGTTTTGAAGTGATTATCAAGCCAATTCCAATCAACAGTGTTCCGTAATTCATCGGGGGAATCTTTATATCGTAGAGCAAATTCATGCCCTTCTTTTGCACCAATAAGTACCCAATTACTATGAACTCCCTCGGCAAACGCCATCCAACGTGCCAACCAATGTTGGTCATTTATTGAATTTCGTAACGTGAGTTTCACACACTCACGGAATGCTGTTCGCCAAGCCTCAAATGGACTAGTGGCAAATGTGGCTTCTGATACGGTTCGCGGCACTGTATGAATGGGACTATATGAGGTGAAGTCCAGACCAAAGTTTTCAGGGGTGCTAAGAACCAAATCGGTATTATATGCCACGACACCCATGTGTCCATATTCTAGACGATTACTCATATTTTTAGCATTAAATACGAGATGTGCCCGCGGTGCATCTTTTACTGGATAATCAAAAATTGTTTTGTCAGTTAATTTGTTTTTTCCTGTGACTACAAAGAAGTGGGATGCCCCTTCTGATAAATCCACACAGCGTAAAAACATTTTTCTACGACCGTTAATTCCATCAATACGGACAGCTCGCGGACACATTTTAACAAGGTGTTCCCAATTCTCATCTGCATTTGTTTCGCCGTTACTGGCAAAAAATACAGGAGTTTCTAAATTTTCTGTGCGATTAAATTTCAATGTGTGAATTGCTGCTAGAGGATTGACATCAACAATAATCTTTTCCGGCCAGTCCCATGGATCCACACTTTGAGATTGATATTCTCTGATAGTTTTGGGGTCTCCTGCCCAACCTGCAATGAATACAAGTTCATCATTTTTTCGAACAACGAATACTAAAGGAGCTGAAATGTGTTGCCACTTGCCATTGGCATGCTGATAAATTTTTCTCTCTGAGCCTTTTTCTTCCAACACATTGATGTATTCATAAATGGTGAGTTCCTTTTCACCCGCCTGAGCCCACCCTTTAGAATCTCGGACTGTCTGTTCAAAATCAGTGAACCAGCCAAGAGAACGAACCCATGGCTTTGTTTCAACAATCCAATATTTCGTGAACAAATCACTATGGGCTAACCAACTTTCACCTTTCAACATATTATGACTCCTTCTTCATTTTAGCTTTATGTTTTTTAACAATCTTTTCGTCATTCACATCAATGGATGGACCAAACGCCCATTGTCCTACATGACGTACTTGGCGGCTGAGATTCATGTCCACCCAAATCTTATATCCCGCATCGCGTAATTTCTTTTGGAAGTAGAAATCTTCACCATGCCATTCTTTATCTTTATACTCAAAAGCAAAATAGGGAGGTTGAATTTTTGTTAACACTTCGGTTTTCATCATGACACACCCCATGCCAACCCCCTCAACTTCTTGTAATTCTTGGTCATATTCCAATGGCAACCAATTGTCCCAGTCACCTCGTTCAGGATAGGCAACTGTCTGTAAAGGAACAGAACGTTTCATGTAGTTGGAACAGACAACATCCTTATTGTGTCCCATTAATCGTAATGCTGCACTGCTGGGAAATAACATGTCAGAATCTAGCCATAGGGCATAATCAGCGTTAATTTCAAGTGCTTGTTGTGCCAACTTTTCTCGTTGGGTTAATAGAATAGTACTTTGATTATAAAGTACATGCACATCAATACCCACCATCGTTGTTGTTTTCACTAATTCAACAAGTGATGATGCGAATAAACTGTACATATTTTCTCGACATGGAACAAGAATTGCCAATTTCGTGGGTTGAAATCTCCATGCACTCAAACCATAAATGTTCTTCTTCATACACCCGCCAATCCTTGTGCCAATGATGTAGTGGATGTTGTGATGTCACGAATCATCGTGACAATTTCATAAACTCGCTTCACCACCAATTGATAATCAGCAAGTGGGAGTTGTGTGATGATATTTAATGTTTCAATACCATATCGGTCAAAAATTAATACTTCCATGGCGGCTTGACGAGCAAATTTTTCAATCAAAGCGAAACGAGCGGTTTGTGGCTCATTCACCAAAAGATTGTAGCAATGTTCATGCCCTGTTTCTTCAAGAATTTCTTCAAGTAGTTGTATTCTTTCAGGCCACTTGTTTTCTTCCTTTAGATATTTCAATTCATACAGAAGTTCAGTTAACTTCTTTTTATCATGGGCAACGGTAACCCATCGGACATATCGTTCTTCATATTCCGATGGGTTTTCGTTGATGACATCTAATAATTGTTCAAATGTAATTGTACTCATGTTTCACTCCACAAAAAGAATAGTAAAAATATAATATGTTAATATCTATTTGTCAATATGTATATTAGTAGTTGAAAGGCGTGGTTCTTCCACCAAAATCAATAGATAGGCGTACTTGACCTGATAGATTAATGTTTGGTGCAGTACCTACAGGATTGTTATTAACCGCCTGTGCCAAGTCAGCACGTAATCGAGCTGCTCCTGATAGGCCGTATGCATTACGCACACGGCCCATCGTTATAGCGGAACCAGTTGCTGGTAGTAACCCCATGACGTACTCCTATTATCTTTGCTTTTTCAATTCAGCAACTTCAGCTTGTAATTCCTTGATAGCTTCAATCAAAAGAGGAACAAGTTTTTCATACTTTACCGTCAAATATTTATCATCAATGGGAGCAGATGCCACAGCTTCAGGTAATACTTCCTGCACTTCTTGGGCACTTACACCGATTTGCATCTTATCATTACTATATCCCAATGACTTGGCAAGTTCATTTTCTGTGAAGTAGTAACCATTTAATGCCGCTACCTTTTCACCTGCCTTTTCAATCTTCCCATGGAAGTTCTTTAGTCGTGCGTCAGAGTAATAGGCTGTGATTTCGTTTGTTGCCCGAATTTCACCTGCTGTACCTGATGCCCCTGTATTGACACCTATACTATTGAATTGTACGTTTGAGGATGTTGCTACTGCTTGTCCGATAGACACCGTTACGCTGCCTGTTGAGGCTGATGCAGACACACCTGTTCCTCCAGTGATACCTGTGACACCCGCATTTGTCAAGGTTATTGAACTACCAAGTGCAACAGAACCGCCGCCTGACATACCTGTGCCCGCTGTGACAGTAACGGAACTGTTAGACAACTTAGCGTTGGCAATACTGCCTGCCAACATGGTATTCGTAACTGTACTTGAATCACCTGATGTAATCACAGTACCTGTTGTAGCGGGTAATGTGATTGTTGTGGTGCCTGCTGTTGCTGCAGGTTGTAATGTCACTGTACCTGATGTTGAGCCTGGCATTGCCACACTTGAAATACCTGTCAACGCTAAGTTTGCCGAACCTCGATTAATGGCAACGGCCGTGGTACCAATGTTCATCGTTTGATTGGTTGCCGCTACAGTGACAGAACCTGTACTGCCGTTAACAGCAGTTACACCTGAGTTGGTGATGGTGACAGCACCGGTGCCGCCTGACACAGAAATACCTGTGCCCGCAACAGCACTTGTTACACCTGAGTTGGTGATAGTGACAGCACCTGTAGCACCTGACACAGAAATACCTGTACCTGCCACGTTACTTGTGACACCTGTATTGGCAATTGTGACACCTGCGGATCCGTTATAACTTGTGCCTGACAACCCAGTACCAATTGTCAATGTATTTAAATTACTACCTAACGCCACACCTGAGATGGTACTATTAGTAAGTTTAGTATTAGCAATACTTCCCGCCAACATGGTGTTTGTGACACTTCCTGTGTCACCTGTTGTAACAACAGTACCTGTTACTGCTGGGATAGTAAGAGTGTTAGTGCCTGCTGTTGCAGCAGGAGATACTGTGATGGTTCCTGATGTTGAACCTTTGAGGAACAAACTCTTACCCGAGGCAATTTCAATGTGCTCAGAACTTGTCCAGGCACCTGTAGAGTTTACCCAATTAAATGTTTTGTCTGTTGTACCTTTTAATGTGATACCACCATTATCAGCCGTTGTATTGGAAGGAGATGAAACAGCACCTAATTCAATATTCTTATCGTCAACAGAAATTGTTGTTGAATTAATTGTAGTAGTTGTACCGTTCACAGTTAAATCGCCACTCAATGTCAAATTAGCGGCGCTAACGGTTCCTGTGAATGTAGGGCTAGCAGAGAATACTAAAGTACCTGTGCCTGTTTCATCTGTGACTGCTGCAAGAAGATTTGCGCTTGTTGGTGTTGCTAAGAATGTGGCAACACCTGTACCCAATCCAGAAATACCTGTTGATACAGGAAGACCGGTACAGTTTGATAAAGTACCTGACGTAGGTGTACCAAGAACAGGTGTAACAAGTGTTGGGGTATTGGCAAATACCAAGGCGCCTGTACCTGTCTCGTCTGAAAGTACTCCTGCCAATTCAGACGATGATGTTGAGGCAAATGCACTGAGATTATTTGATGTATATGCCACGGTACCGCCTGCGCCAAATGCCACAGAACTTGAATCGGTACCTGTAAGTGTCAATGTGTTACTTGCTGTTAATGTCTTGCCATCAGCAATGGTTAATGTTGCTGATGTCGCGGGAGCTGTGATGGCAACTTTGTTGACACTAGTTGCTGTTGCCACACCTAACGTGGGTGTGACAAGTGTTGGGGTATTGGCAAACACCAATGCGCCTGTGCCTGTTTCATCTGTGACAGCCGCTAATAGGTTGGCACTTGATGGTGTTGCTAAGAATGTGGCAACACCTGTGCCCAATCCTGAAATACCTGTTGATACAGGAAGTCCTGAGCAGTTGGTTAATGTGCCTGAACTGGGAGTTCCCAATGCACCACCACTAGAAAGTAATGTGGCTGATCCTGAGGGAACTGTTAATGTTGAATTTCCTGATGTTGTTAATGTCAAACTGTGGGCGTTTGACATTGTAAGAGTTGCTCCTGCAACACCTACATTTGTAATACTTTGAGCGTTGTTATCTAATCCATTTTTTGCGACAAAACGTTTTGTGGTTGCCATGATTCTCTATCCTCGGTGGCAGGGTTACTGTGTATTTATATTACCATATAGTAGATACAATCTCACACAGCTATCGGCTGATAGTGTTACATCACTATTGTCTATCCAATATTTTGTGGGGATGACTAGATGTGTATGATTTTGAAGTGCGTGTACGCACCCCTGGTCAAGTTCTAAAGGAAATGGTTCCATAATAAACTCATCCCCTTGACGAATATGCATAACTCTGTCCTGCGGAGAAAGCGCGGCCAATGATACTACAGCCATGTGAGTGGGTGTAATAGGAAACACATTATTCTGTATGATATCGTTAAGATTTATCTTAGTGGATTGGTGTGATATTTTGATTGTTCCTGCAATTTGTAGATTTTCATTGTTGAAATATTCAGTTACATGATGTCTATACTTTATACACATAGCCATATCTATGGTAGAGTTCAGAATAATGTATTCTGAAATTTCTAATGATTCTGCGAGACAGTCTAGACGTTCAGACTGTGTAAGAAAATTACTTATTGTTTTAGGCATGATAATAAAAGTTAGCAGGAACCAACAAAATAACTTAAACACCCATTCGTCATATAATAGATATATACTCCATTATTATATGTTCCTGTGTGGGATACACAACTACCATCTCCAGTATAGTAACATGCATTTGAGTCATAATATAAATCAACTCTCGAACTATCACCACAATCACTATTAAATGCCCAGAATCCCGTGCCATTTGCACTACAACATGCACTACCGGTGTGGTTTCCCCCACAAGAACCGCCACCACCTCCAGTATAACCACATGTGGGAGAATCATATTCAGCAACATCTACATATGAACCACAATTCCCATTAGCAAAATTTCCATACAGAGTATATCCACTACAATATGCAGTTGACAAATATTCCCCGTATTGAGGTGGTGGGGCATAAAGTGTATATGTGGGCCCAAAAGGTAAATATTGTCCTGTGTTATAATTGTATAATCGCATACGAAAAGATACATTCTGGCAGGCTACCTCTGTACTAGCGTTTACCGTACCTGTTGTACCACTGAATCCATATAATCCGGAATAACTACCTGTTGTAATATTTTGCACCTGTATATAATAGGGGCCTGAACTCGGTATGGAAAAAGATAGTGAGTAAACATAGTTGTTACCTGCCCCACTATCATATGTTACCGCATTGGTTATAGTGGGACCCACTGAGGCTGTATGGTTATACCCCCGCCATTCTGACATTGTGTGGGGTGCTTGACCATTTGGTCTAGATGTTGAACCGGTATTTATTGTTACATATGAGCCTATTTCTGCCAAACGTAATCCTATACTGGCAGTAAGGCTTCGCCCCAATTCTTGGTTAATGTTCCCTAGAGAAACGGCACCTGATGATTGGATAGCCATTAGACATTGATTGCTGTTGCTACAATCTTATACACCGTTGAGGCATTTGCAGGTGTTGTCAACAGACGAAGATTGCCCCCTGAGATATCTGCATCAAATGACGCCAATGATACCCCTGTCAAAATAGTACCATATTCAGTGATGTATGCATCAGTTCCATCGTGGATGATACTTACTTCAGTCATATGATATGCAGAACCTGATGTGATGGAAATTTGATATTTCACACTTCTATACGTTGCAATTGCAATACTATCCGCTACTTGATTTGCTGTTGTGGCGGAGGTTGTCAGTGTAGCTGAACGAAGAATACCGTTAGCCAATGCAACCGATGTTGCTGATGCCACACCCAACGTAGGTGTTGTCAGTGTAGGACTTGTTAGCGTAGGACTTGTTAGCGTCTTGTTTGTTAATGTTTCTGTGCCCGCTAACGTGGCAAAATCGCTGTCAGTTAACGCGGTATTAAATTCTGCAATAGTCCCTGTTATTGTGTTATTACCTAACGTAACAGTTTTGTTTGTTAATGTAGACACACTTGTAGGTGTAATGGCTGTTGTATTAGACAAATCAGATTTTGCCAAAGAAAACCCACCTTGGGTGGTGCCATCATGAACACGTAGAGTTTTAAGAGTTGTGTCTACCGAAATTTCACCCGCAGCGCCGGTGAAATTATTATTTTGTGTTGTTGTTCCTCTACGAAACTGCACCTGTGTTGGCATCTATAAATCTCCTGTATCTCTATATTTTATATTAAAGACTTTCTAAATCTGTTTCTAACAAAGATCCTGCCGGTGTCGTTAAACAATCATAGGATCTACTCACTAAGACGCCAAACGCATCTACAGTTAAAGCATCTAAATCCCCGTAATCTCCTGACGGGAACACTGAGCCTAACAAAGCAGTTTCAACAGCATCTAAACGGGTGTCAATTTCACTTGGATCAATATCAACGTAATTGGCAACAGGTACAATTTCATCATTTGATTTTCTAATATAAAAGATTTTATCAATTGAATTTATAGCAAGTTCACCAACCGCCAAATCATTGACGGTTGGTATAGCTAATGCTAACTCGCTTCTTTTAAGTTTAATTATTGTTGCCATTGACTATTTTCTTCAGATGCCGGGGAAGTATCTAACTTCTTTTTCATTTCTTCCAACTCCTCTTGGGTGAGAGCAAGTTGGGCAGATAACATTGTTTTTTCCATTGTTAACTGTTTGACTTGTTCACCCAAAGAGGCGATGTACTTGTTTAAAAGTTTTTGTGTGTCCATAACGAGTCTCTATTCAGATTATTAGTAAGTACCACCATCAATGACATTTGACCAACTTGGTGTGCCATTGTTTGACTTCAAGAAGTAATTGTTTGTGCCTGCTGCTGTTGCTTGAATGGCGCCTGTGCCATTACCATACAATACACCGTTACTTGTCAATGTTGAAGCACCTGTACCACCATCTGCAACACCGATTGCTGAAGCTAGACTTGAAACAGTACCGCCTGTCAAGTTGGCTAAGATTGTACCAACTGAGTAACCTGTACCACTTACGTTAACAGTTGTTGATGGTTCTGATTCTAATCCTTTGAAGAACTTGAAGATGTTGTTATCAGACGCATCGCGGAAGAAACCAGCATACTTCGTTGTTGATGATTCAACATATTCAGCATAGACACCTGAGTCAACTGAGTTACCTGTGTTGTTATCAGCCAACTTCAAGAGTACGTCATCAATTGTTACAGTTGTTGAGTTTACAATTGTTGATGAACCGTTAACTGTTAAGTTACCTGCCACAGTTACGTTGGCGCCATCAAGTGTCAAGGCAGTTGCGCCTGTTGATGACTTGATATCGTTACCTGTAACTTGTAAATCACCCTTAACTTCAACATTGGCGCCTGACAATGTGAGTGCTGTTGCTGATGAGGATTTGATATCGTTACCTGTAACTGTCAAATCACCTGCAACTGCGACATCAGCACCTGAAAGAGTAAGTGCTGTGGCTGATGAGGACTTGATGTCATTACCTGTAACAGTTAAATCACCTGCTACTGCAACGTCACCTGAGCCTGAGAATGTAATGGCTGTTGTGCCACCACTCATCTTGATGTCGTTACCACCAACTGTCAAATCACCTACCAATGCCACATCTTCAGTTAATGCAACTGTAACAGCAGCCGTTTCTGAGCCTGAGCCAGTGATGGAAATTTGATTTGCTGTACCCGCAACAGTAGCAACATAGTTACCTGTTGTGTCTGTACCTAGTGCTACTGAGTTAGCGGCAATAGAAACTACACCTGCTTCAGTTACACTGATATCACCTGACAATCCGGCATAGATGTAATCTGCAACGTTTTCTGCTGTGATGCGACGATTTGCTTCTGCTGAGGCATCATAGACCAAGAATTCATCTGAATCAGCCAATGATGTTAATGATGTGCCGCCTGCAATATCAACCTTTGTGGCTTGTACTGAGTTGATAACAACGTTACCTGATGATACTGTGAAGTTGGTACTGTTGAATGATGCAATACCCTTGTTGGTATCAGATGCATCTTCTGCTGAAATTGTTACTACGTTATCGGTAATTGATGTATCAATACCTTCGCCACCGGTGAATGTTAATGTTTCACCTGTTGTGAAATTGTCAGTACCTGTGTCACCTGCAATTGTGAAGGATCCTGATGGAACGGCAGCAAATGAAAGATTACCTGAACCGTCAGTCTTTAAATATTGGTCTGCACTGAATGTTGAAGGTAATGTGTATGTAACGTTGGCTGCAACTGTGTTAGGTGCCTTTAATGTGACAGAATGTGTAGCATCGGCATCCTTTAATTCCACCTTTGCGCCCACTGTTCCTGTGGCAGGAACTAAGAAGGCATCAACTGTGTTGGTGTAGTATTTACCACCTACTTTATCAATAACTTGGGTAGTACCGTCTGAACCTACAGATTCGATGTAGAGAATAGCGCCGGCGCCGCTGTTGGAGCGGTCTTGACTATACGCTAATTCGCCTTCTGCTAAGGCAGATGTTGCTGGTGCTGTTGATCCTGAAGAACGCTTAATTTGAATTACTGTTGACATGGAAAATCTCCTGTGGGTTTTTTAATATGTTCCGCCATCTATATTCGTTGCTGATGCTTGAATTTGCTGTGCATCCCAACGTTGTTCCGTTTCATTCCATATCAAAGTGGCGCCATCTTCTAAATTATCTTTATTCACGTTCTTCAATTCTTCTAAATTAACTAGAGGTAACGAAACCTTTTTTACATTTGTATTAATTCTTTGAGGTGTTGATACTTGTACTTTGAGTGCCATTATCGTGTGACCTCGGGTGTTACGGTTACTATCCCTTCAAGAACTCTGGTAATTACATCATCATTTTCAATTTCAATATCATAGACATATCGACCAAAACGTAATGCTCCTGTTTGAGTTGATGTTAATGATAATGTAATCACCCCATTCTCAGGTTCATCACCTGCAGAAGTTGTGAATTGAGTATACGTATTCGACCCATAACTTTTACGCATTTGAGCACGAATGGTATAATCAGTTAAATCTAAAGGATTGCCCAAGGCGTCAGACAGTTCAATGGAAATTGAATATGTACTACCTTGGTCAATAACTAAATTACGAGCAGTTGCCATATGTTGAATATTTATAGTTTTTGAAATTATGCCTGAATTGTCATAGCAGAAAAACGAAACACCGTTGATGATGCATTTGTAGGCGTAACTAAAATACGAAGATTTCCACTATTAATATCAGCATCAAATGTTGCCAAAGAGTTTCCTGTCAATACAGTGCCATATTCAGTTAAATACACAGTGGTTCCATCATGAATAATCATGAGAGATGTGGCATGAAACTCACTCGTAGTTGTGTTGGCAACTTGAACAATGTATCGCAATGTTCTAACAGAAGATGCTGCAACAGAATCCAATAGTTGATTTAATGACGTACTTGTTGTTGTTAACGTTCCTGCACGACCTTCAACCTTGAAACTATTCAAGTTTGAGAGATTGTCATCAAGTTCTTGATGTGTTAATGTTGATCCTTTAACTGTTCGTAATGTTAACGTTGCCATTGAGAAATCCTAATTAATCGTTCTATAGTATTTATACATGCGGTGCCCATTTATTTAATGGACATGACGCTGAGGCGAGTTGAGTCTTGGTTTTCATGAAACAACCACACTCAGTACAGCGAAATGCATCTTTTTCCAACTTGTCACATGACTGACAAATATTCATACGTTCAAATCCCACTTCAGTAGGAACAATGACAGGCAATCCTTTTGCGGCGTTTTTTCCTGTTTTCCACATTTCTTTGGCAAGATTCCGTGCCTGTTGAAATACTGAAGGAAACTTATGAAGGGTTTCCTTCTCCTGTTCTAAAAAATAATCAACCTTTAAAATGGTTTCTTGTTCTTCAGGTGTGAAACGAGCTTGTTCATATGTCAATCCTGTCATCATTTTTGTGATGATGTTTAAATCATCATTCAATGTGTTATTGAATATGGCAAATCGCCAGAACACAGGAGTTTGATTTTTCGGAAGAAAATAGTATAATGTGGGAGTTTGGGCACGAGGAAATCCCATGAGATGTTCTGGGATACACATGGTGTAATATACCACAGGTGTAGGATGTTCTTGTAGCTTTTGTTCTAACTGCTGCTGTTCTGGTTTTAATCCATTTTCACACCCTTCAGATATCACAAGTATTAAAATGGGCACAGACGATGTATCAATGATGTTGGCTACATCAGGAAATGTGTTTGGTTGCATTATTCTTTCACATATTTAAGGATTAAATCACTAGGAAATAGTTCACTATTATTTCGTAAAAAGACGTAATATTTTTCATATACGTCGGTGAGGTTCATGTCATTACGTAAAGGTTCTTTTGCATAATCTTGTGATGCTGCTTTATGTTGTTCAAAATTATTGGGGTCATTAATATTTCCACTTTGTTTATGTCCTGCTATTTCATGTGGGTCTGACCAATTGAAACAATATGAGGGAACGTAGTGTGTGTAATGTTCATCTAATTGTTTTTCATCGCGTAATTTAGTATACCAACTCAATCCCTCATATCCTGTGATGTCTGAGCGAAATCCAATTTGTCGAATCCGAGGCATTTTCACAATAACACTTGCTTCCAATGTATTTTGTGTAAGTTCTAATTTATGTTGAGTGGCAAAGAAACTTTTTTGAGGTTTCCATGCATCTGTACCCACTTCTTCTATTTTATCTACAGCTTGTTGAATATGCCAAGGTAGGTAAATGTCGTCATCATCAGCCAACATGAAATAATCACCTGTGGCGTAGATTACTGCATCACGACAAATTTGTCCTCGATTAGTATACGGAAGACCTGTTTGCATATCAGTGTTATTGTTTATTAATACAATACGGTCATCAGAAAATCCCAATGACATAGGATATTCCATATCTGTATTTAGGATAATCAGTTCTTTGTTTGGGTATGTTTGTGCATTAAACTGCGCAATGATTCTATTGACACATGTATATCTTCTAAATGATGTACAGACAAAACTAACTTTTTTCATAACTGTTCCTGGTTATTTAATCTATTCCAAATTTCAGGCGACCAACTGTACAATGATAAATGTTTTGCATATTTATTTTCAAATTCTCCGTACACAAAATATTCTATATTCTTTTCCCTCATCTTGTTTTTAATAACTTCGTGTGTGGTTTCATAACTATACCCTAAAGAAGATTTAACAACACTACCAAACCAACTAGGCCCATACCAATTATTGCTATCATTTATTTGTTGTGTACAGTATTCTAGAACATCTAAATCTTTTTTTGCACCAAATACATTATTTGGAATAGTTAAGTCGCCTTCGTTGTGGTATAAAAATACCCCATCATAATTTAAAAAATCGTCCAATGAATTCACCGGTTTAAAATCAATATCCAAGTAGAATCCTCCAAATTCTTTAACAGCCCAAATACGTAACAAGTCTGCACAAAAAGCATAGTTTTTTATTGAGTAGAATTTGTCATACCAATTTTGAATATTTTTAGATAATGGTGGGGGCGAAGACCAGAAAATATATTCGTAATCCGAGTGCATCTCTTTTATTTCATTTGCTAGTTTCTGTTCTCGCTTGGGTAATTTAAAATCCCCTACCCATATTTGATGAATTATTTTTGGTATCATTCATCTTCTCCATACGGCATCTTCACCTTCTATAATTAATGTATATCTATTTTTTTGAAGGCGTGAATATGTCTGAGCCAATTCTTCTTTTAAGCAATGTGTTATTTCAAACTCTATTTGTATTGGATGAACAGAAGAATCAAGTATACTGTTAACAACTACACAATCATGACCCTCTGTGTCTATCTTAACTAAATCCACAGATTCGATTTGATAACGTTCCACAAGGGTAGACCATGTGATGGCTTCTATTTTATGGTTAGTTAACATTCCTGTCTCTAACATCTTTTTTGCTTCAGAATGACCTCGGTGGGGTTTAATTATAGTGGCCCAACCTTTTGTGAAACCTAAATTATACTTTTCTTGATTTTCGGGTTCAACCCAAAATAAATCTACTATGTTGTTTTCTGCTGATATAGCAACGTTTATCTTAGTTACATTAGGTTTATCGGGTAATCGGTCTAGATATGTTTTTACAGGTTCGACTGACAAACCTATTTGTTCAGGTGTACACCCTTCTAATAACGTGTGGTAGTCGCATGTGCCTATTTCAACAAAATCATATCTCATAGTAAACAACTCGTTTTAGCGGTTTCAAGAATTTCTTGTACATACTTATATGTACACATCTTTTCGTTATAATTTTCAAGAGTAATATTATTATACGGTAATTTTCCGTCAACATACTTACCCTTAAAAAAAGTTCTGTCCTTATCTGCTGTTTCTCCTGTAACTCCCGCATTATGCATGATAGTACATTTCTCCCAAAAGTCAAGACCGTGCATAGGCCATGTGAACTCTAATTCGTCCACCACTTTGGTATCATGTCCAAAATACCAACCATTCCATAAAACTGCCCACATATCAGCAGTCCATTTTTGTATGGGGTGATATTTATCGGTTTGAGGAAATGCTTTCAGATGGTCAAGAAAAAATTGATACAATTTTTCAGAATCCTCATACACCTTTTTCCAAAAAGCAGCATCAATGTTTTTCATGAGATATTGAGCACCTCCACTGTGCATCTCATATTGTACCGGAACATCTTCACTTATACCTACAATTTCACACATGCGTTCGTACACACCACATTTTTTGCTTTTAATATATTCTGCTCCAATGTAATAGCGCGTGTCACTTAAATACCAAACATCGTCATGCACTAAATGGTCCCATTGTGGGGGCTTCGTGAGAATGATATCGCAATCATGATACATAATGGCTTCATCTTTTAAATAAGGATGCTTCTCAAAATGTTTTTGTAGAATGTGTGGACGAATTGAAGAAATATATACCGAATTTTCTCTGTCATCATTATAAAAAAAGAATCGAACCGTGTTATAGTGATTAGCTAATTTAATCCAAGCATCAGGGATATGATTGTTTTTAATGGAACATACAATATCTATATTGTTTGGATTTAAACCATTTTTTAAAAAATTGTGTATCATAACCTCAACCTGCCATGTGTAATAATCAATGGCAGGTTGGGCTGATATATAACGTAAGTTTTTCATAAAGTAAATATCACCTTGTTGTTAATGATTTAGCAGATACATGCACCACCTGAACAACAGCCAGGATCACAGTTTTGTACCAAATATCCATATGTGATTGTGCAATCGTCATTTTGAAGGTCACATACAGCAGCGTCACCTATACATGTTGATGTGCCAGGTAAACAACCCACGACACATGTTGTCGTTGTTGTTGTTGCTGCTGCTGTTGTAGTTGTTGTTGCTGCTGCTGTTGTAGTTGTTGTGGGAGCTGCTGTTGTAGTTGTTGTGGGAGCTGCAGTTGTTGTCGTTGTTCCGCCTGGGCACGATGTTGGGCCTGTCAAGTTACCTGCGCCTGTTACTTGATAGTATACCCCACCTCCATCGCCATAATAACCGGCGTCTGCAAACGTGCCACATCCCGAGTCAGTATACAACTTGGTTCCACCCACATAATATGTGAATTGTGCTGCGGCTGAACAGGCTCCAGATATACTTCCTTGAACACCTGAAAGTCCCAATGTTGAACTATAACAGACTGCTGTTGTAGTAGTTGTGGCTGCTGTTGTAGTAGTTGTGGCTGCTGTTGTAGTTGTAGTAGTTGTTGCTGGGGGTGAGCCTGAACATTGAGAGTCGTTGGTACATACTCCAAATCCACCTGATGTAGATCCACCTTGTCCGCTTACATCTACAATCAACGTACCTGGTGCTACACATAAATTAACAAATTGGCCGAAATCCAATGATCCTTGTATATATCCAGCACTACCATAGGGTATATAGTCGAACACATAGGTTTGTTGATTGTTGAATGGTGAAGTGTTGTATACGGTCCAACAATCACCGAGCGCCGCTGTGGTTGTTGATGTAGTTGATGTTGTTGATGTAGATGTTGTAGATGTTGTAGATGTTGTAGATGTTGTAGATGTAGATGTCGTCGTTGTTGGTGGTTCTGTTGTTGATGTCGTCGTTGTTGGTGGTTCTGTTGTAGATGTTGTAGATGTTGTTGATGTCGTCGTTGTTGGTGGTTCTGTTGTAGATGTTGTAGATGTTGTAGATGTTGTTGATGTCGTCGTTGTTGGTGGTTCTGTTGTTGATGTCGTCGTTGTTGTTGATGTGGATGTTGTAGTTGTTGGTGCCGCGGTAGTTGTTGATGT